GGTCAGACGATGAGCCAGGCCGCGGCGGCAGTGATGCTCGAAGACAATGGCGGCCCGATGTTCCGGTTCATGGATCGCGCCGGTCGGAACTACAAGTCGAGCAAGGGCGTGCGCGACACAATCCGCCTGCATCTCATCAACGCCTACAACGAGCTCTACATGGCCGCCGTCTTCGAGCACGGCCACGACATCGTTCAGATCACGCACCCCGACCCGAACTACAAGTGGTTCGGCAAGCAGGTCGCGATCGTCTCCGGCAGGGATCTGCCCACCTTCTACGAAGTCCGTGACGAGATCTTTCATCCGTCATCGGAAGCCCGCCTCACCCTCTCTGTCGGAGCCGAATGATGTTCATCCCCAATACGACCGGCCAACATCGTCGCAGGATGGCGCGCAACGCATTCGGGAAGACCGTGCTCGGCGCCCCGGTCGGGATCGAGCTGTCCATCGTGAAGCTCGGCGAAGTCGTGGTCCCCAGCTCGGTTCGAGCCGATCAGTCAGCAACCAGGGGAGCCGCGGAGATCGAGACCCTCGACGCCAAGCTTCTTCTGCCAGCCTATGTCACCGTCGAGCACGGCGATGTCATCACTGTGCTCGGCATGAACGTCGAGATCGCCGGCATCACGCCCCGGCTCAATGCACTGGGCGATGTCGACCACTTCGAGATCACTGGGAACCTCAAGGGATCGCTGTGAGCACCTGGCGCCTCTATTTTCGAGGGCTGCAGCCTGAAACCCTGTCGGGTACGTTCGTTCGTGAAGGACGGCTGGTGGACAAGCGTGCCCTTCGTCAGATGCGGCTAGTGGCGAAGCTGGTCATGGAGCAGTCGATCCGCAACACCCCGGTCGACTGGAAGGGGCCGCACGGCAGATCATCGCCGCCAGGACACGAGCTCGAACTGGCACACCATATCGTCGAACAATACGGCACCGCCGGCCGTATCGAAGCGACGGTTGAGGTTGGCGGCACGGTCGGCGATGTGGATGTCGATCTTTACGCCAGCTGGATTCACAACAGTTTCGATTACAAGCTGGGGCCTGCGTCCCACGCAAAATCGATGCTCGGGCCGAAATACAAAGTCGGGCCTCTCTTTCTGGAGCGCGCCCTCGCCGAATACGATTCAGAGTTCGATGGGCTCATCGACCAAGTGATGGGAGAACTGATGTCATGATGAAGGTGCTCGTGCTGGCCGCGACACTGATCGAGGAAGCCGGCCTGGGAAAGGTCGGCGAGGATGTATTCGTCGGTTCGTTGCCCAGCGACGTTCAGTACGGCGTCATGCTCAAGCCGCCCTTCGAACCGGCCGAGGATGATGAAGGCATGCGCGGCTTCTTCGACAGCGAGTTTCAGGTGATCGTTCGCGACCAGGACATGGACGTTGGTTACAACCGCTGCCAGGCGATCTCGAAGGCCCTGCGCATCAACCAGCTGGAGCGCGACGGTCTGTCCATTCAATGGCTCAAGCGTCGGAGCCTGCCGATCAGCTACCCCCGCGGGGACGCCGATGATTATGAAACCAGCGTTCGAATGAAGGTCGGATTCGCCGAGCTCTAGCCTTGAAAAATGTGCATGGCAAGTGACACACATGCATGCTATACTGTGGACCTGCAATTCATCCAAGGATCCACGGAGTAGAAGTAAATGGCGACTGAGTTTGACAATCTGGAAATGGGGCCGTGCGATGTCGAGTTCAAAACGACCGACCTCGGACTGACCAAGGGCGGCGTCGAAGTCACGTTCGCCACCGAAGTGACGCCGATCGTCGCGGACCAGTATGGTGACTCGGTCATCAACCAGGTCATCAAGGGTCGCTCGGTCAAGGTGAAGGTTCCGATGGCCGAAGGCGATCTGACCAAGCTCGCCGCGGTGTTCCCTGGCTCGACCCTCGTCGGCACCGGCGCAGCGAAGCGTCTCGTCATCAACGCCGCGGTCGGCACGTCGCTCCGTGCGCTCGCCGGCCCGCTCGTGCTGCACCCGCATGCGCTCGATCCCGCCGACAAGTCGAAGGACGTGACCATCCCGCTCGCGATGGCGAAGGGCGACATCCAGTTCTCGTACAAGGCCGACGACCAGCGCGTCTACACGGTCGAGTTCGAGGGTTACGTCGATCTCACCACCGGCGAGCTCTTCAACATCGGCGACCCGGCGGCCGTCTAAGTCGAGTGCATGTCGTCTGACATGCATGCAGTTTCACCTGGGGTGGGGTCTCATTCCCCACCCCCTCAACCACAGGACACAGAATGAGCACCCCGCAAATCCTCAACCTCGACGAGCTCGAAGTCGAGCAGACCGATGTCGCGATCGTCCACAACGGCGTCTCGCATCAGCTGGCGACATTGAGCGTCGAAGGCTTCCTCAAGCAGCAGCTGCGCGCGACGAAGCAGGAACAGCTCGAAAAGCGGATCTCCGAGGCCGGCGATGTGGCCGAAGGCGATACCACCGAGATGCTCCGCATTCTCCGCGATGGCGTCCAGGACTTCTTCCCGACGCTGCCTGTCGGCGAGCTCCCGGTCGCGAAGCTCCTGAAGATTTTCACCTGGCTCAACGAGCTGGCGATGCAGATCTCGGAGGCCAACGCACCCGAAGGCGCGGTTCCGCCGGCCGACGAGAGTGCGGAGGGAAACGGGGAGGCGCAAGGCTGACGGCTATCGACCTCCCATTCTTCATCGCCCGAGCCATGCGGTTCTACGGCGCCGATTACTGGGATGTCCTGAAATGGCCGCTGAAGACCTTCTGGTCGATGCAGCGCCAAGTCGACCGCCTACGCGCCGAAGAAGACCAGCGATCCCTCCAGATCGCCGCAGCCGTCCAGGGCGGTGAGGCAGCGGTCAAGCTGCAGGAGGAGCTGGCACGTCAAATCGGTGAGCCGGTCGTGAAGGAGATGATCTTCAACACGGACCAGTTCGATAAGCTGAAAGAGAAGTTCAAAGGACTGCAGTAAGTGGCTGAACGGCGTCTACAAATTGTTCTCGATGTGGACACCGGCCAGGCCAACGCTCGCCTGACTGAGGCCGGTCGGGTCGTTCGTGACTTCGGTCTCAATACCCAGCGTTCCGGCCAAAACCTTCGCGAGATGGGTCGCGGCTTCGATAGCATGCACGCGAGCATGGCTCAGCCGATCGGCAAGCTGCGCGATTACGTTCTCATTCTCAGCAATCTGCGGCTCGCGCTTCTGAACATGCGCGACCTAACGATCGGTTGGGTCGCCGGTCTCGTCAAGCAAGCCGCCGAGATGGAGCGCCTCTCGGTGCTCATGACAAACTTCTCGAAGGCTACGAGCGAAGCCGGCAAGAACGAAGACGCACAGCGCAATCTTCGCAACATCATGGACCTGTCGAACAAGACGGGTTTCGAGATGAAGGCGATGACCGACGCGTTCGTCAAGTTCCAGTCGGCCGATCTTAACCCGCAAGTCTATTCGCTCCGCGGCCTGGCGACTGCCGTCGCCAAGTTCGGCGGTGACAGCGACACCATGCACCGCGCCTCGATCGCGATCCAACAGATGGCCGGTAAGGGTGTCATCTCGATGGAAGAGCTTCGCCAACAGCTCGGTGAAGCCGTTCCGACCGCGATCAAGACTCTGGCGGCATCCATGGGCACGACCGTCGCCGATCTCACGAAGAAGATCAGTCAGGGTATTGTTCAGGCAAAGCCCGCGCTGGAGCTCATGCTCCGCGACATGGAGATCAATTCGGCCGGCGCCGGCGAGCGCATTGCCAACACGCTGTTCGGGCAGATCGCCCAGGTCAAGACGGGGCTGATTCAGCTTTCGATGGACTTCACTGGCCTTGGTCAGCAGCAAGGATTCTTCGCCGGCATCGTTGCGCAGCTCAAGGAACTCAACGCCACCATGCGCTCGCCGGAAGCGCGGCAGGCGATGCAGGAGCTCGGCAACTCGGTCGACGGCGTTGCCACGAGCCTCGCAGGTGCGATCAAGTGGATTATTGAGTGGCGCAGCGAGCTCGGTGGCGTCCTGCTTACCGCGCTGAAGGTCTGGGCCGGCATCAAGGCAGTTCAGATCGGCCAGTGGTTTGCGCAGATGGCGCAGAGCGCGATCATATCCATCCGCAACGTGGTCTCCGGCACGCGTGAGATGACCGGCGTCTCGGGGCAGATGTATAATTGGGGCACCGCCCTCAAAAAGAGCATCGACGACCAGCGCCAGGCTACCCAGGACTGGGTTACGGTTGCGCGCGATCGGCTCGTCGTCGCCCAGCAGAATACAATCGCCACGCAACTCGATGTGGACGTGCTGCGGCAGAAGATCGCCGTGCTCGACCAAGAACGCATCGCGGCCGTCGCGGAGATCGAGACCCAGCGCCAGCGCGTGATTGGCGCGCAGCAAGCGATCATGTTCGCTCAGCGCGACATCGATATGATGGGGGTGACCAAGGCACGCACCGATCTCCTGGCTCGCTCCAAGACCAATCTGTCGATGGAGATCACGCGGCTCAATGAACTGACTGCAAATCAGTCGGCCATCGATGTCGCCGCGGCCAACGCTGCCAACGAGCTCGCGGTTGCCGAAGCGAACCTGCAGCGTGCTTTGATGGGCGAAGAAGCCGCGCTCGGGGTTGTCAACGTCGCCGAGCGCGCCAATGCCGTCTCGAAGGGTTTCATGGCAAACGCTGCCCAGGCGGCATCCTCGGCGATCGCGCTGCTTCAGGCCGCGCTTGCCGGCGAGGACACCGCGCTCATTGCAGCCACGCTTCAGCAACAGGCGCACGCCGCGGCGTCGGGTCTTATGGCG